GCTCTCAATCTTCCTTTGATTAGTATTGAAAGAACCACTGTAACAAAAGATCCTTCTAGAAAAGGTGGCTTCCAAGCTCAAAGATATTCCGATGACTTAAACGGTAGAACTGGTCGGATGGTTTTGGCTAAGAGGATAGTTCAGGATAAGACCCGCAATTTTGCTGTTGTAGAAAATACCAGAAGATCAAATTACACAGGTGCGGGAACGCCACAAAAACACTATCCGAGAACGAATAAAAAAATTGTTATTCAAACTTTAACAATTCCAATTCCTGTGTATGTTAATATTGAATATAAAATTTCTTTAAAGACAGAATATCAACAGCAAATGAACCAACTTGTTGCTCCTTTTATCGCGAGAACAGGGCAAATAAATTCCTTTGTTATGAAACGTGACGGCCACATTTATGAGGCTTTTATCGATCAAGGATACGCTCAAAGCAACAATGTTGGTAACCTAGGCGAAGATAGTCGCATGTTCACAACAGACATTACAATCAGAGTATTGGGTTATTTGATCGGCGAAGGCGAAAACGATGATCGCCCTATAGTAAGAGTAGATGAGAACTTTGTTGAGATATCATATCCAATGGAAGGTATTGTAAAAGAAGACGACGAAGGTTTTTTAACAATCACTTCCTGAACAAAAACTAAAAACACCCTTTTGGTTCCTGACCTACTATTTAAATATGATTAAAACACAACTTGTATGTTGTAGGTAAGGAGAAAAACATAATGGCTGTTAATAGTTTTAAATTTGTGTCACCCGGTATCTTCATCAATGAGATCGATAATTCTTTTATTCCTAGAGAAGCGGAGGCTATCGGCCCCGTTGTTGTTGGTCGTGCTACAAGAGGATTGGCTATGCAGCCAGTCAAAGTTCAATCTTACTCTGAATTTGTAGAAATGTTTGGTGATACTGTACCCGGTAATGCTGGTGGTGATGTTTACCGAAACGGCAACTACCAGTCTCCAATGTACGGCACCTACGCTGCCAAGGCTTTCTTAGGCGGTCGTGTCGCACCACTAACTTATGTTCGCCTACTAGGGCAGCAATCCACAAATAACGATGGCACTGCCGATTCCCGCGCTGGCTGGAAAACAAGTCAGGTTAATCTAGCCAATGGGGCTAGCGCTGGTGGTGCTTATGGTCTTTTTATTGCTCCTTCTGCTTCTTTGGCTTCTGATACAGTAGCAGAATATACTGGATCCAACTCTTTCCAACTAGCAGCCGTTATTTACGTCCAGAGCGGTTCGGTTCAGCTTTCCGGTAACTTGGCTGGCCCTTCAAATGAAGCAAATGTAGTAGGTTCCTCTACAATTATAAACAGCGATGACAATGGTAACTTCAAGTTGGTTGTCAACGGTGCTACCAGTGGAACTAAAACCTTTACAGTTAATATGGCCGATACTTCTGGCGACTATATCCGCGATGTTTTGAATACTAACCCACAAAAAGCATCTACACAAGGCGCTTTTTATGCTTCCGCTTCATATGAGGATTACTGGCTCGGTGAGACTTTCGAGCAGGAAATGCTAGATGCGGGTCTAACCTCTGGCAATCTAGTTGGTGTTATCGCTGGTTTGATGTCTGGCTCTGCTTTTGCTGGCCCAGCAAACATGAAGAATGTTCCTTCGCAAGAAGCAATTGCTGGCTGGTTTATCGGTCAGGATACGGGCGATGCTGCTTCTTACAATCCTGCTGCCGCACAGAAACTCTTCCGTCTTATTGGGCGCGGTCATGGTGAATGGCTGCACAAGAACTGTAAAGTTTCCATTGAGAACATCAAGCCTTCTACAACTATCTCCAGCCCATACGGTTCCTTCTCCGTTGTTATTCGCGACATCAGAGCCGGAGACAAGAGCAGAGAAGATCTAGAAAGATTTGACAATTGTAACCTAAATCCTTCTTCTCCAAACTACATTGCACGATTGATCGGTGATATGGAACAACGTTGGGATAGTGCTACCAATAGCCTCAAATCTTACGGTACTTATCCTAACTTGTCTCGCTATGTTCGTGTCGAAATGGACGAGACAATTGATTCTTCTGGTGGGGACGCTCTATTGCCATTTGGTTATTATGGCCCACCAAAGCTTAAGGATGTTACAGCACTAGAGGCAACTGGTTCCGCACAGGTTGAATCCAGTGGCAAAATCACAAATAGATATTTGGTTCTAGGAACTGGTCTTCCCGGCTATACCGACACAACCGGAGATCCCGGCCTAGGTCGTACCCTATCTTCATCTTTCGCACAATGTACTGCTTCTTTCGCATTCCCACAAGTACGATTGAGAGTCAGTGCTTCTGCCAACAGCCTAAACAACAGCACAGCACGATTTGGTTTAGATACATATCTCAATACAACCAACAGAACACAAATTGGTGGTATCGGAGATGTACATCGACTTTGGATTGCTGGATTGGCTGATGCCGATCAAGGTTATCCAACAGATGCTACAAATTCAACAGATCCAGCAATCAACGGTTATTCATATATCTTTACACTAGATAATATTTCTGGTAGCCTAACTTCCTTTGGAAGTCAAGCAGTTTATGTAAGCGGATCCAGAAAAGCTGGAAACAGTTACACCGCAGTTAATGATTACGTTGCTCTAGTCCAGACTATCGGAGTCGATAAATTTACAGCACCATTCTGGGGTGGTTTCGACGGATTCGATATCACAAAGCCAGATCCATTGTATAACAACGGTATGTCTGATTCTTCCACCGAAGAAAACAGCTATGCATATCACACTTATGCTCGTGCGATTCAGACTGTAGCAGACCCAGAATACATCAATATGAATCTCTTGTCTGTCCCCGGTCTAACCAATAATAAGCTAACCTCTTTGATGGTTGAGACTTGTGAAGAGAGAGCAGATGCCTTGGCTCTAATCGATCTCCCAAATGTTTATATCCCAACACACGAGCGTTATTATGCCAATAAGACTTCTAGAATTGGAACAACGCCACAGGGTGCTGCTACCGCTCTCAAGAATCGCAGACTTGATTCTTCTTACGGTGCGACCTTCTATCCTTGGGTACAGACAACCGACGCAAACGGAGCAGTTCTCTGGATTCCGCCTTCAGTCGCCATGATGGGTGTTCTAGCTTCTTCTGAAGCGAGTTCTGAGATCTGGTTCGCTCCAGCAGGGTTCAATCGCGGTGGTCTATCTAGAGGGAATGCTGCTAATATCCCAATTAGTGCTGTTAGTGAGCGCTTGACTTCGAAGAACCGCGACATACTATATGAGGCTCGTATCAATCCGATTGCCTCTTTCCCATCTGAGGGTATCGTAGTCTTCGGCCAAAAGACTCTACAAGAGCGTCAATCTGCACTAGACCGTATCAATGTTAGACGCTTGGTTATCTACCTCAAAAAGCAGATATCCATTCTATCTACACAGGTACTATTCGAGCAGAATGTCCAGTCAACATGGAATAACTTCAAAGCTTTGATTAATCCATTGCTAGCAGATGTGCAAAATCGCAGCGGTATTACTGATTATCGTCTAATTTTGGATACATCGACTACCACTCCAGATCTTATCGATAGAAATATCCTTTATGCTAAAATCATGGTCAAGCCAGCGAGAGCTATTGAGTATATTGCGATTGACTTTGTTATTGCTTCTAGCGGAGCTTCATTTGACGATTGATAAAAACAAATAGATACTATGTATTAATAAATAAGGAGAACAACATAAATGAGTTTCTGGACTAGTGATTATTCCGCCACAGGCGTTCAAAATCCAAAAAGATCTTTCAGATTTAAAGTACAATTTTCCAACAATGCTTCTTTTAATGCCGCTGCTGATTTGGGTACAACTGATGTATATTGGGCGAAAACAGCTACAAAACCCGGTTTTACAGTAGGATCCGTTGAACATTCCTATCTAAGTCACACTTTTAAGTTTCCCGGTCGTGTTACTTGGAACGATGTTACAATTACTATGGTTGATCCCGGTGCCGAACAGGGTGTAGGATATGCTTTGGCTAACATGCTTAAAGCGGCTGGGTATTCTGTTCCTTCGGATAGTTCTGATTTGACTACTATTTCCAAAACAAAGGCTGTTACTGGTACTGGAACTGTAAGGGTTTCTCAACTAAATGCCGAGGGTGCCGAAATTGAAGCTTGGGTTTTGTATAACGCTTTTATTACCGAAGCCGCTTTTGGTAGCTTAGACTATGGTAGCGAAGATTTAACTGAGTACAGCCTAACACTTAAATATGATTGGGCTGAGATTGATACAACTGGTAATGAAGTTAAATATAAAACCGGTTCTTAATATTAACGAGAGGTGAGAATTGAGTAGAAGAAATAGTGAGCGTATGGGAAGTCCCATGCGTTCCAATGCCAGCCCTGCCATGGCGAAACCGCCAGAGGGCTTTTCATTTGTGATCCCAACAGATTACGTTGATCTTCCATCACACGGTGAATATTATCCTGAGGGTCATCCATTGTGTGGTAAAGAAACCCTAGAATTTAAGCATATGACAGCCAAAGAAGAGGATATTTTAACCTCAAAGGCGCTGCTTAAAAAGGGCGTTGCTATCGATAAAGTGCTCCAGAATGTTATTGTTGATAAAACAATCGATTTGGATTCTTTGTTGGTTGGTGATAAAAACGCCTTAATCATTGCTTTGCGAGCCGCAAGTTATGGTAATTTATATGATTCTACCGTAGCTTGTCCTTCGTGTCAAGAAAAAGTAACTTACACTTTTGATTTAAACGAAGCTTCCGTATATCACGGAGATGATGTAAAAGCTTTTGATATTGTTGTTAGAGAAGACGGCTTTTTTGAAGTAGAGCTTCCAATGACTAATTTAACAATTGTTTTTAGATTAATGACAGGTAAAGAAGAAAGAAAATATCTTAAAAGCTTGGAACAAAGTGGAAAAAACAATCAAGGAGATAGTTTAATTTCCGCTCAGTTGATGGCAATGATTGTTTCGGCAAACGGAGACGACAGACTTGAAACCAGACAGTATGTGTCTCAAAACTTGCCATCTAATGACTCTAAGCACCTTCGCATGGCTTATAAATTTGCTAATCCGAATATAGACTTAACTCAAAATTTTGAATGTTCTAACTGCGGTCATGAGGCCGAAATGGAGGTTCCGCTCTCTGCGGATTTCTTTTGGCCTAACTCCTGATTATATGGAGAATGTTTACGAACAATTCTTTTATTTACAATATACTGGTGGATGGAGTTTTGTAGAGGCTTATAACCTTCCTGTTGGTTTGAGAACTTGGTTTGTTAAAAGACTACTTAAACAAATAGAGATGGAAAATGAAGCAAATAAGCAGGCGAACAGTTCGAATGGCCGATCTCAAACTTTGACTCGGCATAATCAACCAAGTCGCTACTAAGAAGGCTGTTCTTACAGCCTTTTTTTATTAATAACTATTTATTTTCTAGAGGGCTTGCACATGGCTGATGATACAAGACAACAAATATCTGATTTGGAAAGAATAGAACTATTAAATAAAAGTATACTCGAATTAGAACAAAAGATTGCTGATTTGAGTGCCGAGGCCAAAAAACAAGCTCAAGTAGAGCTAGAAACTCTTCGCGGTAAAAGAAAAGAATTAGAAAATCAAGATGAGTATTTGCAAAAACAAGAGAACTTTTATCGAACACTAATCGATAGAACAAAAGATGTTAATTTAAAATTAGAAATGCAAGCCAAGTTGCTGGATACAATAAGAAATAAAGAAACATCAAGACTTGGGGAGATTTTAAAGTCTGGTAAAGCCACAAAAGAAGAAGTCAAGCAATACGAAGAACTTGTAAAAACACAAGAAAAACTTAATAAAGCAGCGGAAAGATCACCAGATTATATAAAATCTCTTTTTTCTACTGATGGCAGCAAAGCAATCACCAAAGGTATCCAAAACATATCAGGTGATATAGAGAAAAGACTAACGAAAAACCTACAGAATAGCATAAAAGGTGCTACAAACCTCAAAGGTGCTATGAAAGCCGCTGCTGGCCCAGCAATTGCACTGGCGATTTTTTCTATAGCCAAAGCGATCATAGAATTAGCCATATCTGTCGGTAATGCCGAGAACGCTTTTATGAAAGCTACTGGTGCTTCACAAGACTTTGCGCGTAATTTGTCAGAAACATATAAAGAAGCTAGAAAGTTTGGTGCTGAAGCAGAACAAGTTGGTAAAGCAATGACTTCGCTATATAGCTCATTTACAGACTTTTCGACGCAGAACGATAGAGTAGTCCAGAAATTAGCCACCACTGCTGCTGTTTTGGAAAAAATGGGTGTTTCTACAGATGATTTCGCGAAGAGCGTCCAGAATATGACAAAATCTATGGGTATGAGTGCTGAAATGGCCGGCCAAACCATGCTAGATTTAGAAAAATTTGCTGAAGATCTAGGTGTAGCACCAAGCAAGCTTGCTGCTGATTTTGCTGGTGCTGGCGGGGCATTGGCTAAATTTGGTAGTCAGGGTGTAGAAGCCTTTAAGAGACTACAAGTCGCTTCAAAGGTCACTGGTATGGAAATGAATCGCATTTTAGCGATTGTAGATAAATTTGATACTTTTGAAGGAGCCGCCACACAAGCAGGTAAATTAAATGCTGCTCTAGGTGGAAACTTTGTAAATGCTATGGATCTTATGATGCAAACAGATCCAGTTGATCGTTTTAATCAGATAAGAGATTCTATCTTGCAAGCTGGTTTATCTTTTGATACTATGTCTTATTACCAAAAGAACTTCTATAAAGAAGCTTTGGGTCTTTCAGATGTTAATGAACTATCGTTATTGTTAAGTGGTAGAACCGATCTTATGGCAGACAGCTTTAGCCAGTCTTCACAAAGCATCGAAGAGGCTGCTGAAAGAGCAAAGACACTAGCAAGTTTTCAAGAGCAACTTAAAATTGCTTTTGCGGAAATGATACCAGTTGTGACACCTCTAATTGACGCTTTTAGATCTATAATCAAGGTTTTAGTACCAATAGTTCAGATTTTGGGAGGTATGGCAGAACTTATAGGTCTGGCATTCGAGCCTATTGCATGGGCGGTGACGGGATTAGGAGATTTATTTTCTACTATCGAAGGGGGAATACCAATACTCAAAGGATTAGGTATAGCGTTGGGTGCTCTTGCTCTTGGTTTTTTGGCTTGGTCTAGCCCAGTTTGGCTTACAGTCGCGGCTATAACAGGATTACTAGCTGTGATTGGAGGCTTAATG